GGCACACCCAAATAATTTGTGGTGTCCGAATTAAACCACAAATTAAAGGAAAAACGAAATGAATAAATTTGAAAAGTTAATTGAATATGTAATTAATGATGAAGAGAACAAAGCAGCTGATCTATTTCACCAGATCGTGGTAGATAAGAGTCGTGATATTTACGAGGATTTAATGCAAGCTGACAAGATTGATGACGAAGATGTTGATGACGTTGAAAAAGAAGTAGAAGCTGATGAAATCAATGAGGATGACGATGAAATGACATTCGGGGGTGATGATGGTGAAGCTGATGAAATAGCATTCGGGGGTGATGAAGATTTCGGAGATGAAGAAGAAGGTGAATTTGATATTGAAATGGGTGCACCAGAAGGCGATGTAGATTCAGAAGATTTAGAAGACCGCGTTGTTGATCTAGAGGATAAACTTGATGAACTAATGGCTGAATTCGATGATTTGATGGGTGATGAAGAAGGTGGAGAAGAATTTAGTGATGCAGAATTTAGTGATGAATTATCATTAGATGATGAGGAAGGCGAAGAGTTCGGTGATGAAGAATTTAGTGATGAATTATCATTGGATGACGAAGAAGAATTTGAAGAATCAACCAACCCAGGGTTTTTTGAAGGCGCAGCATTAAAACCTGCACCAAAACCAACTACATCTGAGGAAGGTTCTATTAATAAGAAATCAACCAATGCAAATAATGCAGGTGGAAAAGGAAGAACAAATGGTGCTAAACCAGTAAAAGCTGGATCAGCAGAAGAGAAAGGTCGTGGTAAAGTATCAGTTGGTTCTTTAACTACTGCAAACACTGAGGCTAAACCATTGCAAAAAGTTTCCAAGGGTATTTCTAAGAAGAAAGGTGATAGCGTTAAATCAATCGCTAAACAGAATAACAAGTAAGGATAATTTATAATGGCTTACCTACAGGAAAATTTATCATATGATGCTGCTAGTATAGTAGTTGAATCACGTGGTGAAGGTGACAAAAAATCACTCTTTATGAAAGGTATGTGTATACAAGGCGATGTCCAGAACGCTAATCAGCGTGTTTACCCTGTGAATGAAATTGGTAGTGCTGTAAAAACTATTAATGAACAGATACAGGGTGGATATTCAGTATTGGGTGAATTAGATCATCCAGAAGATTTAAAAGTAAACCTTGACCGTGTCAGTCATATGATCACAGAAATGTGGATGGATGGTGCAAATGGTTTTGGTAAGTTAAAGATTTTGCCTACCCCAATGGGTAAGTTAGTTGAAACTATGTTAGGTGCGGGTGTTAAATTAGGTGTTTCTAGTAGAGGGAGTGGCAATGTCAATGAATCTAATGGAAATGTCAGTGATTTTGAAATAGTCACAGTGGATGTTGTGGCACAGCCGAGTGCACCAGGTGCATATCCAACTGCCATTTATGAAGGGTTGTTGAATATGAATGGTGGACATAAGATGCTAGAAATGGCAACTGATGCAAGAGAGAGTTTAACTGCACAGAGATACTTAGAAAAAGGGTTAAAATCCTTAATTAAGGATCTTAAAATATGACACAAGCAATTGTGTAAACGAATTAAACAGATTCGTTATATGAAGAATCTGTGAGGAATTGGTACATAAATAAATGTATTAATATGCTTGTTTTTAAAAGCAAGTTATAATGGTAAAAAGGAAAAACATTATGTTAGATGCATTAAAACCACTGCTTGAAAGCGACTTAGTGAATGATGATACTCGTGTAGCTATCCAGGAAGAATGGGAAGTAAAGCTAACCGAGACTCGTGAAACTATTCGTGCGGAACTTCGTGAGGAATTCGCAGGTCGTTACGAGCATGACAAAGAAACAATGGTTGAAGCATTGGATAAAATGGTAACAGATGGTCTTAAAAACGAAATCACAGAATTAGCAGAAGATAAAAAATCTTTGGTTAAAGATCGTGTTAAGTTCCAAGCTAAAATGGCTGAAAATTCACAGAAGTTTAATGAATTTATGGTTACTAAGTTAGCGGAAGAAATTAAAGAATTGAGAAAAGACCGATCGATACAAACAGAAGGGTTTAAGAAGTTAGAACAATTCGTTGCTAAGTCATTAGCGAAAGAAGTTGTTGAATTTGCGGAAGATAAGCGTGATTTAGTTGAGGCTAAAGTACGTCTGATCACTGAGGCGAAGGATAAACTTACTAAACTTAAAAATAACTTTATAGCAGAATCATCTGCCAAAGTTAAAAATGTTGTTACTAAACGAATCCATAGTGAATTATCACAGCTACAGGAAGATATTAAATCTGCCCGTGAAAATGATTTCGGTCGTAGAATTTATGAAGCATTCTCTACTGAGTTCTTAACAACTCACTTAAATGAGAGTGCAGAAGTTCGTAAATTACAAAGCGAAGTTAAAGCAAAGGATAATAAACTGGCGGAAGCTAAGAAAACAATGACTAAGGCGAAAGTCTTAATCGAGAGTAAAAACAAGGAAGTGCGTATGATTACCGAAAGTAACCATCGTGCTAAGGTTCTGGATGATTTGCTTGGTCCTCTTAAAGAAGACAAAGCAGAAATTATGCAGAATTTATTAGAAAGCGTACAAACATCTCGTTTATCAGGCGCTTTTGAGAAGTACTTACCAGTAGTTCTTGAAAACAAACAGACTAAAGTTAATCACAAAAAGAGAACTTTGACTGAAAGTAGAAGAGAAATAACTGGTAATAAAGTAAAAGAAGTAGCTATGGCGGATAATGTCGTTGACATTAAACGTTTAGCAGGACTTTAAGACATCAAATAGGAGAATATAACAAATGTCACAAGAACTATTAGAAAGCCGTTGGAGCGAGACTAAAGATGCCCTTTTAGAAGGGTTGAATGGAACAAAGCGTTCATCTATGGCGGTAATTTTAGAAAATACAAAATCATACTTGGCTGAATCAGCTACAGTAGGATCTACGGCTTCAGGTAATGTTGCTACACTTAATCGTGTAATTTTACCTGTCATCCGTCGTGTTATGCCAACTGTAATTGCAAATGAATTAGTTGGTGTACAACCAATGCAAGGACCAGTAAGCCAAATTCATACATTGCGTGTGCGTTATGGTACAACAATGACTGATTCAAGCGTAGCCAATACTGATACCACTGCTGGTGATGAAGCATTGAGTCCATTTAAGATTGCTACTGCATACTCTGGTGGCAATGATGATACACAGTCTAGCTATCAAGGTGCTTCCACATCAAATATGGAAGGAACTGGCGGTCGTAACATTAGTGTTCAACTCTTGAAACAAGCAGTTGAAGCTAAGACTCGTAAGTTACAAGCACGTTGGACTTTTGAAGCGGCACAGGATGCTAACTCAATGCATGGTATTGATGTTGAAGCTGAAATTATGGCTGCTTTAGCACAAGAAATCACTGCTGAAATTGATCAAGAGATTCTTTTATCTTTACGTTCATTGGCTAATACAGAATTCACATACGATCAGTCTACCGTTTCTGGTACTGCTACGTTCGTGGGTGATGAACATGCTGCATTAGCAGTATTGGTTAATCGTACTGGTAACTTAATTGCACAACGCACACGCCGTGGTGCTGGTAACTGGGCTGTTGTTAGTCCTGCTGCATTGACTATTCTGCAATCAGCTACTACATCAGCGTTTGCACGTACTACCGAAGGTACATTTGAAGCACCAACTAACACTAAGCTAGTAGGTACATTGAATAGTGCTATGAAGATTTATGTTGATTCATATGCTTCTGATTCACAGGCTGTGTTGGTAGGTTATAAGGGGTCAAGCGAAGCTGATGCAGCTGCGTTCTACTGTCCATATATCCCACTAATGAGTTCAGGAACAGTACTTGATCCTAGCACTTTTGAACCAGTAGTTTCATTCCTTACTAGATATGGTTATGTAGAATTAACAAATACTGCAAGCTCATTTGGTAACGCGGG